ACTGCATCAGGATGCGACAGGCTGGCTGGAAGCTAGGCATCGCTAACGACGCCTGGGTCGACCACGACCACCACGCCACATACAAGGTCACGATCGGCGAAGAGGGCATGGAGCGTGAAGGGCAGCAGGGGCTCGCCCTGCTGCGCCAGAAATACGGGGCGGTCGTGTGAGCGCGGTTGCGACTACTAGAGCTACGGAGATCGCGGAGTGGGCTATCAGAGCTGACGCTTCGCAGAAGATGGACGAGTTCGAGCATCTCGTCGACCGCGTAGTCGATCTCGAGCCGAAGGTGATCCTCGAGATCGGCAGCAAATGCGGCGGCTCGCTGCTCGCTTGGAGGCTCGCAGCTCCCGACGCGAAGATCATCAGCATCAGCCTCACCGATGGACCGTTCGGCGGTGGGAGTGTCGGTGGACAGACGATCGAGCGCGAGATCGAGCATTGGCTCAACGTGAACTCCCACGAGCAGAGCACGCTGACCGCGGTCATGAAGATCCTCCGCAACGAACCCATCGACTTCCTGTTCATCGACGGCGACCACAGCTACGAAGGAGTCCTCCAAGACTTCGCGATGTATAGCTGGCTCGTCCGTAGAGGTGGCCTGATCGCCTTCCACGACATCCTTCCGCATCCCACAAGTACCGGCGTGTTCGTGAGGAAGCTGTGGAAGCAGTTGACTCCGAGATTCGAGACCGAAGAGTTCTTGGGTGACGCGCGCCGCGACCTTGAACTATGGGGCGGCATCGGCGTGATTACGTGGTGACGATAAGCGTGATAATTCCGACCCTCGGCCGCGACTCGCTGGCTGACGCGAAAGAATCATGTGCCGGAGCCGACGAGGTCATCGTGATCGAGAACCAAGACGGAGACCACGGATACTCGGCGCGCACCCGAGGCATTCAGAAGGCCACAGGAACCCATCTCGCATTCCTCGACGACGACGATGTCTACACGCCAGGAGCGATCAAGTTGATGCGTGAAGCGGCTTGTAACGTGCCGGTGATCTTCAAGATGGACCACCACCAGCACGGTGTGATGTGGCGGCAACCGTTCCTCGAATTCGGCAACGTCGGCACTCCCATGTTCCTCGTGCCGAACCAGCCCGAACTATTGGGCGAATGGAAGGAACACGCGCCAGGATTCAAAGAACCCGGCGGCGACTTCTCATTCATCAGCGGATGCGTCGAGAAGATGGGCGGAGTCATGTGGCGCGACGAGATCGTCTGCACCGTCCGCCCTGACTTCCCGACCATTGCGATCGTCACTCCTTGGCTGAACCACTTGGAGCTCGCGGACGGATACAAGCAGGCAGTCATTCGGCGCAGTCCCCGCGACGAGCTGATCGTTGTCGACGACGGATCCGACCCTCCCATCCCGTTCGCGACACTCCGCAACGAAGACTCGCTCGGGTTCGGCTCAACCTGCAACTGCGGCCTATACGCGGCCAAGTCCGACATCGTCCTGTTCCTGAACAACGACGTGCTCGCCCGAGACCCGTACTGGCTCGAGCCGATCCGCGAAGCAGTCGAACCCGGCGTCCTCATCGGAGCACAGCTCCGAGATGACCCGCATGGTTCCGTGGACGGAACACCGATGCCGTACCTCGACGGCTGGTGTCTCGCCGGCATGAGAGATGACCTTCTAGAGATTGGCGGCTTCGACGAGGACTTTCAGCCGCCCGCCTACTTCGAGGACAACGACCTCTGCCTCCGCGCGCGTATGGCTGGCATGACTCTCCGAGAGGTGCGCGTACCACTTCACCACATCCGTAACGCCACGATGAAGCCGGACGACCCGAGGGTGCGCGCGGCGACGCTCGCGAACCGGGAGCGGTTCATGGCTCGAGCAAGGGAGGCGCTGACACTTGCCGACTAACTACATCACCAGCACCCAGTTGAAGAACACGCTTGAGATCGGGACCGCAACCTACGCCGACGATGACATCACCACGGCCATCTCGTCCGCGAGCCGTGTCATCGACGCCTACAAGGACACGAAGTTCTATCCCGTCGCTGAGACGCGCAAATACACGGCCGATCAGTCCGAGTGCAGCATCCAGATCGACGACCTCGTCACCCTCACCGCGCTCACGGTCGACCTGACCGGCAGCGGCTCTTACGGGACGACCTGGGTGCAGAACACCGACTTTTACCTTGAGCCGATCAACGCCGCATTGGACGGGCGCCCGTACAACCAGGTGACGCTGCGTCCGCAGCAGGGTGACATCTGGCCTCCGTTCGACTATGGAGTCCAGATCGGCGGTACGTTCGGGTGGACGACAGCGCCGTATCAGGTGACGCAGGCGACAACGATCCTCGCTGGCCGCTACCTCAAGCGTGCCCGTGAGACCCCGTATGGGATCCTGACGATCGGCACCGACGCCATCGCAGCGGCGCGGCTCGGCAAGATCGACCCTGACGTCTCCTTCCTCCTCGACAACCTCGACGCCGATGAGCCGCTCCTCATCCTGTGACCGTCGTTGAGATCAGCCAGATCCGTGCCGGTCTCGTCGCGAACATCAAGACCGTTATCGGCAACACCGCTCAGGTGTCTCCATACAGGAGTCACGCTCCGACGCCGCCGACGATCATGGTCACAGGGTTCGGCGAGGTAGCGAAGGTTGCGATGGGCTCCTGGGAGATCGACAACTTCCTCATCCAAGGACTCGCCGGCGCACCCACACAAGAATCCGCGCAGATGCGGTTGGATACTTGGCTGTCGCCGGAAGGCGCAACGAACATTTGGACGGCGATCGAGTCTGACAAGACGCTCGGAGGTATCGTCAACAACGCCATCGTGACTCGTTGCGATGGCGCCCAGTTCATCGAGACGCCCGGTGGCGAAGTGCTTGGCACCACTTGGCATATCCAGATCGAGCTCTAACCGGGACGCATGTGCATATTCATTCATAGTCCCGAAAGGAGCTGACCGTGGCAAAGTTTGCCGCAACCGATGTCTACGTCCTCGTCACCCCCATCGGGGTAGGCGGTGGCGCACAGAACATCAGCGATTGGTGCGTGTCCGTTGACACACCCGACGCGAAGACCCAGATCGACGTATCGGGGTTCAACCCGACGAGTTCCAAGGAGTTCGTCCCCGGCACGCGCGACCAGTCGATCGTCCTGGGTATCTTGCAGGACTTCGGCGCAACACAGATCCATGCGTTGTTCAACCCGCTCTACACGAACAGCACACAGTTGTTCACGATCGAGCTGCGACCGACGTCGGCGTCACGGTCGGCGACAAACCCGTGGTTCGGTGGGACAGCCCAGCTCTACGAGTACGACGGGCTGAACGCACAGTTGAACAACCGGGCCGAGATCACGGCGACGATCCTGCCGTCATCGGGCACGATCTGGGCGTGGGCGACCAGCTAGATGCCTGACCAGTTCGTAGTCACCGGCCTGTCGGAGTTGTTGAAAGCGTCGAAGGCTGCGGGCAGCGCAACGAACAAAGAGGTGCGGGAGGCGTTCCGCGAAGCAGGAGACATCGTCAAAGTGGACGCCGTCCCGCGCCTCGCCAAATACAGCACCAAATCCGCGGCAGGATTCAAGACTCGTGTTCGTCAACGAGGCGTAGCCGTGGAACAGTCGCTTCTCAAGACGACGGGTAAGCGGCCCGACTGGGGTTCGCTACAGATGAGGAAGGCTCTGTTGCCGGCGGTTGAGAAGACGTGGCCGGAGTTGGAGGCAGAGTTCGTGAAGGCGGTCGACAAGACGATCGCGATTTTCGAGATATAGGGAGACCGGGACATGCAAGAGCCAGGGTTCGAGTTGAAGGTGGAGGACGAAGGAGTCGCCGAGTTCATTCCGTGGACTCCTATCTCCTACGGTGGCAGAGAACTACGCATCATCGACTACATAACCAAGATGCCGTTGGAGGAGTTTGAGGCGGCGAGCACAGACCCAGTTCAGCGTGGTCGCGGCACGATCCTTCTCGCCCTGATCGGCACAAGTATCAATGCGAAGCATCCAGAATGGACGATCGAACGGATCACCAGGATCGTCGATGACATGGTTCTGCCTGAAATGGCGTTCCTTGCTGGCGAGGAGGAGTCCAACGGGACTGACCCTTTGCCGCAAGAGCCGCAGCCCGTACCAGACACAAGCAGCTCCGGCTCGCCATCCGACGCATCCGAGTCATCTGCGACCCCGGCGGAAACCTCTGCTCCCGAACCGATCCCCTCGACATCCGAGCCTTCCAGCGAGACCCCAGCCTGATGTGGGCACCCTGGATGTTGAAGTTCAACCTGCACCGGGGCGACATCGTGGCTGACAACATCAGCCTGTTCGAGATCATCGCACTCTGGGATGCCGTGAAGGAAGGCGCATAGTTGAACTCGTTCAGTCGGCGCGTCAGCGTCGAGTTCATCGGGGACGCTGCCAGCCTCGAGAAGACGTATGCCCAGGTTGGTGTTGCCACCAAAGAGTTCGGTGATCTTTCGGTTGCGACGCAAACGAAGGTCACTGAGTCCGTGCTCGCAGGGACGGCGAAACGGATTCAGGCAACACGGGCGAGCGTTGCTGAATACCAGACCGCGTCCGCCAGCTTCGTCAAAGGATCAGACGAACAGATCGCCGCCGCCTACCAGTTGGGGATCGCACAGAAGCGTCTAGCTGTCCTAACTGGAGAGACGTCGGCGTCGACGTTGGCGTTCAGTGGAACTGCGAAGAGGACCGAAAAGGATTTCGGCAAGACGACGCGCGGCATCCTCGCCGGCTCCGGTGCGTTCACCAGCCTCGGCCGGTCACTCGCCTTCGCCTCGGGTGGCTTCCTGTTGTTCGCGTCCGGTGCGGCCCTGATCCGCAAAAGCATCGACGCCTCTATCGCTCTTGCCGTCACTCAACGACAAGTGGCGCAGCAGTTGCGGACGACAGGGAAGTCGTGGGCGCAGTACGGAGACCAGATCAACACGGCCGACTTGAAGTTGTCACACATCTCCGGGTTCACGAACCAAGCTCTCCTACAATCGTTTACGACTCTGTTCCGAGTCACCGGGAACGTGAGTAAGGCGCTACAACTGAACTCCCTCGCGGCGAGCGTGGCTCGAGGGCGCAACATCAGCCTCACAGCCGCCTCGAACGCTCTCGCCAAGGCCCAGTCAGGTTCGTTCAGCGCCCTCCGACGCCTCAACATCGTCATCCCTCTCCATTCCACGAAGTTGCAGGCGCTCGCGTTCGTCCAGGAGAAATATGCGGGACAGGCCAAGGCAGGTACGACGCTCCAGCAGAGGTTCAGCGCAACCCTCGTAGACACCGAAGAGATCATCGGGAAGGCGTTGCTGCCGACCGTGAACAAGATCACTAAGGAGTTTGGCGACTGGCTGGCGAAGATGAACGAGTCAGGTCGATTACAGAAGGACGTGGCCGACACAGTCCATCTCGTATCTGATGCGTTCAAGGTGCTCGGTGCTGTCATCGGCACCGTCGACAAGGTGACAGGGTCGTTCAAGAACACGTTTGAGGCGCTGCTCGCCCTATTCGCGGTCAAGAAGATTTTCACATTCGGGAATGCGCTCATTGGGTTGGCTGCCAAGTGGGGGATCGTCACTACCGCTGCCAGCGAGGCTGCCGCAGCCGAGACGGTCGCCGCTGGTGCTGGTGCAGCGGGCGGTGCTGGCGTGGCCGTTGGTGCGGCGGCTGGAGCAGGAATCGCTGCCGCTCCCATCATCGGAGAGGCAGCCGCTCTGGGGTTTATCGCTTTCAAGGGACTCACGTCCGGTACGGGGCCGTCTCGCAGGACGACGGGGATAAGCGGGAGCCAGCAGCGTGTGATCGTCGCTGGTGTTGGACCGATGCTGAAAAAGAATGGTGTCTGGTACAGGGTGGGACGCGGCGTATTGGCTCAGGCTTCTCCTGATGAGGCGGCGGCGGCAGAGGCCGCGCTTACTGGGCGTCCGTTCGGGCCAAGGTTCCGTAATCC